ACTGTAGCATGATTTGCTAAAATTTTTCTTCCTTCAATTTTATAATCATAATCATAATTTAAAATTGTAAGAACTCTTAAGCAATCTGCAGGTAAAGTAAATTGATAACTAAAACCCCATGAAGGAGTATCTGTATCTCTTGCAAGTTCAACTCTTTTAGTTAAACAATTCCAAGGGTGAGATCTAAATAAACTATCTCTTACTTGTGTGTATCTTGCATTGCAAAGTCTTGCATTCTTAGAATCTTCTGTCAAAGTTAGGATTGTGGATGCGCCAAGTTGGTTTAATGCTCCATTACAAATGTCTACTACTGATGCCATACTACTTCCTTATAATATACTTACGCCTTATATGTCTATCTTTTTCTAAGGCGTGTATTTCTTCTTCTAATCTTTCTTCCTTAATATCAAAACCATAATGATATTTTGGACCATTTTTAAATCTGTCTACCAAAACATACCTGTATACATAATTATTTTTTTTAAAATGTAGTACAGGTTTTAAATCTTTTATTTGTTTCATGTGCATTCTAGGGGAGTTCCACTCTCGCTTTCCTCCCCTAAAATTTTATTTACTACGCTTCGTAAGCTTGTACTTTAACTACTTTGTCTTCTTCCATTCTAGTCGCACCGAATGCAGCAGAATAGTAAACTTGAGTAGCGTAACCTTTGTCAGCTCTTTCATCGATTCTAGCAGTTGAATCTTTACCAACAGCTAAAGCGATTCCATCACTTACAAAAGCAATACAATCTCTAATGCTTGAAGCAGCAGCTAATCTGTTAGACACGATGAAATTAAATCCTAAGAAAGTATTAATATCACCTTGTGCTAATGCTTTAACTGTATTGAAATCACTTGAAGTCACTTCAGTAGTTCCTAACAAATCAGTGATTTGTTTTGGAGATACGATGATGTGTCTTTGTAGTGATGGATCAACATCAGCTAAATCAATGATCTCTTTTGCTTCTCTTAATTTAGCAATAGTCATACCAGTTGTACCAGATTCAGCAATGATTTGGCTTGATGGTAAAGTAACCGCAGTACCACCAGCTACACCAGTGTCAGCTGAACCAGTTGCAGCAGTAATGATAGCGTCATCCATTGCTCTACCCATTGCATAAGCAGCAGCTAATGCGTAAGTAGAAGTTGGATCTACTAACATTCTTACTTTATCTAGATCATCAATTAAATCTGCAAACTCGTAGTCAACCAATGAAACTCTTCTTCTTGAGTGAGGAGTATCTGATTGAGGAGTGTCAGAGTGTCTTGTTGATCTTACAGTAGCAGTAACACTTCCAACTTGATCGAAGAAAGCATTCTTACCTGTAACAGATTCTAATCTAACTTTATCTCTAAGAATAGAACCTTTTTGTTGTGACAACATTTGGATGTTAGAACTATATTGTTCTACAAATGCTGTAGTTATTTGAGTTGACATAATTGTCTCCTATTTAATAGTTGTTGTTAAATAAAAACAGAGACGTTATCAGAAAATCTGGCTTCTCTTGGATTTAAAGTCTTTTAGACTACAAGTCTATTCCTTGTTGTCAGAAAGGTTCTTTCGAATTGTCTTTCTTTTGTTAGGCGAATTTTCATCCGCCTTACAAACCCATTTATAATATTCATCGCAGATTGGCAAGGGATTAGATTTTTGTCTTTCTGATCCATTCTCGACAACAATACGCAATACTTCTAATCTTAATTCTGTCTTATCCATTCATCATCGTTCTTAGAGTGAATACTTGCTGAACTACTTTGTCATGATCTGGATGTGCTTTATTCCAGTATGGTCCATCTCGATCATTAACAATTTTACTTATTTCAGCTTCATAGTCTGTACCTTGAGATACATTTTCGCTTTCGGTACTCACGAGTTTATCTTCAGATAAGATGTTTGCAATATTAGCAAAGCCTTTGATAATTGCAGGATGATCACCAAGTCTTGTACCATCTTTCAATTCCATATCTAAAATTTCTGGGTTCATATTTGCTTTTGCAACTGATCCAGCTTTTTTAATATTAGCTTCGTAATTACTACCCCATTCTTTTCTAAGTTCCTGTTCTGCATTTGCTTGTGCAGTTTCAGTATCTATTTTAGATTGTTGAGCAGAACTTTCCATAGAATTTTTATAAAACTCTAGGATACCTTGAGCCTGTTTATTATTTAAACCAAGTTGATGTGCATTCTCTGCAAATTGTTTTATTGCGCTATCATCTAATGGAACAACATCTGATTTAACTTCAAGTTTATATTTATCTGCAGACTCTGGTCTACCAAGTTTATCATAAACTTCATTCCACTGATCTTCAGTTGAGTTATTGTTTGGTACTGCAACTTTATCTTGACCAATCATTCTTGTTGCATTTACATAAGACTTAGCAAGAGCCTCAAGTTCAGTAAACTTAGAAATGTTAGGATCGTTTCTTAGTTCTTCTGGTATTGCTTCTTTCCAAGACTTAGCAACAACTGGTTGCTCTATTTGTGTTTCCTGTTTTGGTGTTTCTGTAGTAGGTGTAGTTGTCTCTGCTACAGGCGCAGTTTCCTGCGTTATCTGTTCTTGTGACATTGTTATTTTCCTTTTGTGTTATCCTCTTGTAGCATTGATTTAATAAATAGAAGTACGCTACGTTGACCTTCCATATATGCACTTTCATGACTATCTCCTTTTACATTAGTAGTCGAAAAAAAGTGACATCGTTTTTCTAAATCAGATAAAACTTTTTTACCTTCATCTGATTCAAAAATCATTTTATATGCTTCTCTGATTTCCTTTATCTGTTTTTCAAATTGTTTGAGATCACTCATTACTCAACATCCGCATTGGCAACTGCTTTAGCTTCTTCTGGTAAAGCCTTTGCTAATGGTGCTATCTTTCCTCCTGCTTCTGCTACTTGTTGTAACTGTTGCATGTTTTGCATTTGTTGTTGTTGTTGTTGTGCTTCTTCTCTTTGTGCATCTAATTCAGATTGTGGTTTTAATATTTTTTGTGGAACACCCACAATGTCTGCCAAGTGTCTAACAAGTTTATCCATATTAATATGATCAAATACTGGAGCAACATTTGATAAGCTACCCATGATTTCTATTGCTCTCATGATAGATGATAACTCTGTAGACTTTTGTGCTTTAGCTAATGGAGATACATATTCAATCTCAATATCTTTACCAGATAAAAACTGTGGAGCTGGTCTAAATAAATTTTTTCTAAACAATATTGCGAATGCTCTATCAATTAATGGTTTTAATAATTCAGATTGAAGTCTACCAAGAACTGGACCAAGTAGTCTCATCTTCTCTTCGTTTCTTTGTATAACTTCTGTAGCCGTCATTTGTGGACCACTCTGCATCATTAATTGATTTACATAGAAAGCATTTCTAATTGAGTTTCTTCTTTGCTCTTCCATGTTTAAACCTAATGGAGTATTTGCTCCAATGTTTAATGGTTCAATTCTATCTCTTGTACCAGATCTATAAAAATTTAAACCACCGGGAACAGTTCTTACTGGTAAAATAAATCCATCATCTGGAACTAATAAAGGTGGATCAACTTGTTTCTGTGCAGACTTAATTGTAGTCTTAGACATTTCATTTAGCATTTTAACATCTGGTAGAGCTGTCATTGCAGGAGATCTTCCATATATTTCATGCGATGCTTTTAAATATCTAGGTACTACAAATGGAAACTCTCTAAATCCAGATACAGATAATTCATCACCAGAACCTGCTTCTAAATATACTGAAGCAAATGGCATGTTAGCTTTATCTTGTTTCTTAGGATCAAAGTCAGATCTTGGATATACTGCATGAAGTATTTCTACATCTTCGTATGGATCTTTCTTTGCTATAACTGCAATGTTATTTGATACGTTACCAAATTTTTGAATTGCAGATCTAGCACTTAATTTAAATTTTCTAAATACTGTATCTATTCTACCTTTATCATTTTCAGCAATATACATTTCATTAATGTGTCTTGTTGAAAATTTTAAAACATCTTCATCATCTTCTTCGATAAACATTGCTGCCGTACCAAAAGTAATTAGATCATGATACAATTCAAATATTTCTTGTTGGAAGTTTGATCTATTAAATGCAGAGTACATTGTCTCTGTTGCAGACTCTAACCACTCTTTACCTTCATCTTCATTTTCCATATCATCTTCTTTGAATCGCAAAGAGAACCAAGGCGTAGAAGGGTTAGTCAACATCCCATGAAGAGATGCTGCTAACAATTCTACTGATTGGAGAGGAGATGAATCAAAAATTAATTCTGTTCTTTTGTCACCTTTAGATCTAGACTTAGTTACATCTGCTTTTCTTGGTTGCATATAATCTGCAACTTCTTGCCAGTGACTTTCCCAATTTTGTCTTTGAGATTTTAATCTATCAAATCGTTTTAATAAATTTTTTGCTAAGTCTGTTTGTGCCATTATGATATACCTAATAAACTTTTCTTACCTAACGTCAAGCCACCAGTTGCGCCAGTAACTCCTGTTAAGATTGTTGGAGATCTTCCTACTCTTTTTGTTTTTCTTTTAATGTAAGTTGGATCACTTGTATCCATTGATGATGCATCTGTTGTAGAACTCTGGGAAACTTCTGCATTAGTTGGTGCTTGTGCTATTACTTCTGTTGGAGCTGTAACAACTTGATTGCCACTACGACCATCATCATTTCTTACAATAGTGTTACCATAAGCATCTGTCTTACCAGATAATCTGTTTCTAGAATAATCTCCATATATTTTTTCTTGTTGACTCATTGTCATTGCTTCAAATTCTTCTTTAGTAGTTCCAAGATTTTTCATTCCTCTTTTTGAGGTTAAAACTTTATCTGTAAAAAATTGTCTAGTTATTTTTGATCCTGCTTGTAATGGTGTAGAAGCAATAACCAATGTTGGTGTAGGAAATTTTTTAACAGTTCTTTTTATTTTTAAAGCTCCTCTATCTCTAAAAGATGTATCTACTAACTCTTGATTTTTTTTTGTTAGTTTTGATTTTTGCGTATTTGCAAAACCTGCGTCTGATCCGCTTGCTCCACCGCCTCCACCAGATGCACTATTACTTCCCATAATTAATTTCCAAATGTTAATGAAGATTTAGTTTCAGATTTAACTTCTGATTTAACTTCTTTTTTAGTATTTGAACCTACTGCATTTTTCATATCTTTCATATTATTTAATTTAGGTTCTGCTTTTTTCTTTGCAGGTTTCATTTTCTTAATAGCTGCTTTTACTTTCTCCAACATATTATTCTCCTAGTAAAGTTTTAAGTTTAGTTTCTTCAGACTCTTGAACTCCAAGCGGTCCAGTAAGTATTGTTGACTTTCTACCTTTTCTTCTTCTTTCAATAGCGTCTTGTTCAGCTTTTATTTTTGCTTTTTCTTCGTCAGTAAGTTCTGCCTTTGGCGGTTCTGGTGGCGGAGCAACAGGTGGTAACGCTGGCATTTTTGGTTTAAATATTGATCCCATAATTATATAATCCTATAACTATTATCTGCTACACTTTGTGGCGCAGATTGTCTAGTATTTAATTCTTGTAAGCCAACAGATAGATACCTCATGCTATCACAAGCATGACTACTCCAATCATGATTTGGTTTTGATCGGAACATTCTATTTTTGTCAACATACTTCCTATGGTAGTGTCTTAACGCATCTATGAGTTTTTTGCAATGGTCAACATCAATCCAACACTTAGGCAACGTCATTGTTGTTGCATGTATACCATCTTCTAATGGTATCTTCGGAACTACTTTAAACCGCACACCTAATTGATAGGCTACCTCTCTTCTGGTTTTACCATTACTAAAATCTGTAACTTCAATATCATGCGGAGCATAATGGTTTTCGTATATGTAATCTTTGTTATTTAAAACTTCTATATAGTGCGGTAAACCTTGACCTCTTTCCTCATAGTAATCAATAATGTTTATTGCAGCTCCATTCTGTTGAAAGAATATAATCGCAGTGTGGTCGGAGACTCCAAGATCCCATGCAGTGTTGACAGGCAAAGAAGGATCGTAAGGTACTCTTGCTATCTGTTTCTTATCTTCCATTTTTGCTAATGCATCCGCATAGATTGCACCTTCGATGTTTGCAATCCAATCACACTCAAATTCTTGCATGTACTTCTTTTCACCCATAACTTCTTTTGCTTTATCCAACTCTTCCTGATCAACTATCTTTGTCTGACTAGCTTTAGCTTTGTAGTTAAACCAATCTTCCGCACCTTGAGCATGTTGATATAAATCATAAAAGTTATTATTCATTCCTGCAGGAGTTCCAATAAAGACGCAGTATCCTTTTCTGTCTGATAGTGCCGGTCTAATTATTTCTGGAAATAGTTTTTCTGAAACATTTGCGTACTCATCGATAACACATCCATCTAGGTAGATACCTCTAAGACCATCTGAGTTCTCAGAACCTAATAATGTTATTCTGCTGCCATTTGGCAGATCTACTCTCAACTCTGTTTCGTTAAACTTTGTGTAAGGAATCTTGGCAGTGAACTGCTTTACATAATCCCAAGCTATCGCTTTTGCCTGTTTAAAGGTTGGAGCAATATAGGCAAACCTAGGATTCTTCGCTTTAGTCAATAATGCAGAACGTATTAGGTGGTTGATCATACATACTGTCTTGCCAAACCTTCGGTGGCAGACCAGCACACTCCATCTGTATCTTGAGATTTGCTGGTGTAGATAGGCTTGATGTTTTCTTGGGGTATAAGGTATTTTTATTTCCATTATAATTCTTTACCCCATCTTATTCTAGGTATTGATTGTACTTCTTGCCAAATTCTATTTAATCTTGTAGTCCAACCTGTATTTTTTTTAAATGTTTGAACTTCTGTTTCCTTATTAAAATTTACAGCTTTTAATGATGATCCACTTTCTGTTGTAAGTGTGTAGGTTATTATTTTTTTACCACCCATGCTTTGCCAAATTTTTATTGCTTTAGCATATAGAAAACTGCAAGTTCCTTTTGGTGCATCGTCTAAAACACAATTACGATTTATTTCTAAAGTAAATTTATTATCTAGTTTTCTAGCAATTGGTCTACCAATTATAGCTACCCCCACTAATTTACCTTTGTATTCTGCTCCTATACTAAATTTATGACCTGCGCATTTTTTGTTATGCCTATGATGTTTTGTAATAAATTCGTTTGCTTCTTTTAATGATAAAGGAATTACTTTTAGTTCTTTTGCCATATTTAGTGTAACATCTTAGATCTTTCTATACTGGAGATTGGATGATATTCTATTCCTAATGTAGCCATTACATATTCGCTAAATAATTGTGCAGATTGTTTATTGGGGATACCAAAGAATTTAATTACGACATTATTGGTTTTTTCATCAATATAGCAAACACAATCAAAATCTTCCGCATAATAAACACTCATATACTACATCTAGTTTATCTGGGTACAAAAGCAAGATGTCTGTGTGTGTGTTGATAAATCCCATGTATATATATAAGAAAAACGTAGCACGTTTTGAGGGGTGTAGGGGTGGTATAAATTTTTAAAATGTGTGTAGTTTGTTAGTAAAAATTACTAACGATAATTGTGCGCTATCAATACCAATATTAAAAATTTCCAATAACTTAAATTATCGGAAGGGTTAATTGTTTCCGTTGCTCTTATCGTGTGTATTAAATTTTATTTGCTCTGTTAAATTGAACCATCATTTTAAACCCTTATTTTTTTTCTTTAATCTGTTGAGCTGTATTTACATTAGAATTATTCTAAACTAACTGCGACATATTTGACCATATAAATATCTAATTAATTTTAATAGTCTGTTTTAAAAAATGAAAGGAAATAAAAAAATGATAACTAAAATAATAATAAATAAACTAGATGTTAAATATCGAGAAATAGAAAACTTTGAAAATCAATATGATGTTTTCAAATTTATTTGCGGTCATTTAGATGATAAACAATTAACGGCTTGTTTAAGATTTGCACAATCAAAAAAGAAACAGGAAAAATTAGAATTGAAAGGGGGTGAATAATGGAAGGTTTTCTAATTGTTACAAAATGGGTTTGTTTAATTTTATTATCTGTTGTGGGTATGGTACTCGCAACAGATCCAAATTTTTCAACAACAGGCTTTGTTTTAGCGTTTGGTTGCTTTTTATTATTTGCGCTAGATGTAGCTAGAAATTTCATAAACTAAGAAAGGAAATAAAAACATGAAAACAATATTTAATATTACTTTAATTTTATTATCTGTAATTTTTATAATTCAAGGTTTTAGAATTGATATAACAACGGCTACACAATCGGAAGTTGTTTCAGTTTTCGGTTGTTTTTTAATTGGTTTTATAATTCCGGTTATTATATGGAAAATCAATTAATATGCGACAATTTGTCAATATAAAGCAAATTCAAAATAACTATTATTTAAAAAGAAAGGAAATAAAAAAAAATGATAAATGCAAAAATAAAAGCAATAAAATCTAGTTGTAATTCTCACAATTTAGATTTTCCCGGAAATCCAAAATATAAAAATAAACCTACTTATGAAACATTAAACAAATTAATGTTTACAAGCGGAAACCCTAAAACAGACAAAAACTTAAAAATAGAAAGTTTAAAGAAGTATTGGATTAAAAGATTAAATCTCGCACCGGCTTCAATATCCGGTTTCAATACTTGCGCCTCGGCTTCTGAAGGTTGCCGTAATGCTTGTTTACATGAAGCCGGAAATCCGGTTTTTATGCCACAAAAAACATTAGGAAGAGTTAACAGAACTCTTATGTATTTTAAAGACAGAGCAAGATTTTTAAGCATGATAACAAAAGAAATAAGAAATCATGAAAAAAACTGTAAAAAGCATAATTTAAAACCGGTCATAAGATTAAATACAACGTCTGATATTATGTGGGAAAATCACAAAATATTTGAGTTGTTTCCAAACGTACAATTTTACGATTATACGAAACATTATAAGCGTATGATTAAATTTTTAAGGGGTGAATTACCTAAAAATTATCATCTTACATTTTCAAGAAATGAAGCTAACGACAAGGAAACAATGGAAGTTTTAAGACATGGCGGAAATGTTGCAATTGTTTTCAGAAAAGATTTACCGGAATATTACCAAGGATATAAAGTTATTTCCGGTGATGAACATGATCTACGTTTTTTAGATGAAAAAAATGTAATTGTGGGATTAAAAGAAAAATTGACCTTAAACAAAAACGGAAAATTAGATAAAGACAATTCCGGATTTGTAGTCGATTATCAATAAACAAAGAAAGGAAAAAAACAAATGAACAAAAAATATAACGTAAAATATGAAGTTAAATTTACTCATCAAGAATTAGACAGAATATGGTACGTTTTTAATGAAGAAATAAAAGATCATAAACACAATATAAAAATTGGTGCTACAGGATATGAAGGTTGTTTATATGACGCTAAACAAATAATTAAAAAACTTAAACCTTTAGCGAAAAAATTAAATTTATATTGTGAGCAACAATAAACAAAGAAAGGAAAAAAACAAATGACACTAAATGAAATAGTAAAAATCCAAAGTGTGATTGATAACAGAGCAATTGCAAAAGACACTTTGAAAACTTTGAAAAATAAATTTTATTATTCAAAATCAAAGGGGGTTAATATTGCCATTGGTGATATGCATATCGATCATTTTTTGAGAGCATTTAAAATAGATGATCATCAAAAAAAAGACAGAGAAGATTTTTTGATTAAAGAATCAATGAAAATAAAAAATAAATATAATGCATTAAAGCAATATATATTCGAAATTGAAAAGGGGGAATAATGGCAATCTATAAAAAATGGAAAGATAAATATTTAAATTTAATTCAAAAAATAAGTAATCGAAGGGGTTGGAATGCGTCTGATTGTAATCCCTTCTTTTATATTATTTTTGATCATCTACATAAATCAAATGCTTTAAGTTTAAGAGAATTTAAAAAGCAATTAAAAGAAAGGAAAAAAAATCATGAATAATACAGAGGTAATTCAAGCTATAAGAAATGCATCAAGTATAAAACCCAAAAAAATAAAAGAGGCTTGTGTGCATTACTTTCATGGCATCCCAAACTCAAAAGAGGGTTGGGAATTTATAAAACAAGTTAGAAAGTTTATTAATAAAGATAGATACAAGGTGCGAGTATTGGGAAGAGGCTCAAGAAAAGAGCATGGCACTCAATCATTTGTACCTTTAAAACATTCAGAAAGATACTCAATTTATATAGACCATAAAATTATGGATAGAAATCATCCGGATTTTTTAAGCCGTAAATTTTATAGAATTAGACAACAAGTATCTGAATTAAATAATATAATAAATCAACAAGGGGAAAATTAAAAATGAAAGTATTGGTAGCTTGTGAATATTCCGGAATTGTCAGAGAGGCATTTAAAAAAAGAGGTCATGAGGCTTGGAGTTGTGACATCCTTCCAACAGAGATTGAAGGAAATCATTTTCAAGGGGATGTATTAAATTATTTAAATCTAGAAAAATATAAATGGGATTTAATAATTGCTCATCCACCTTGTACTTATTTATCAAATGCCGGTGCATGTAGATTGTATCCGGAAAAAGGAAAATTAAATATTGAAAGATACAAAAAAGGATTAGAGGCTAAAAAATTCTTTATGTGCTTTTATAATTTGGATTGCAAAGTTGCAATTGAAAATCCGGTCCAATCAAGAATATTTGAATTACCTAAACACACACAGGAAATTCAACCATACGAATTTGGTCATCCATACACAAAGAAAACTAGATTGTGGTTAAAAGGATTACCAAAGTTAAAGCCTACAAATATCATCGATAAATCAGAGGTTAAAACTTTTATCGAGTCTGGTACGAGTAGATATAAAAACACAAACAAAAACAAAAACAGATACGTTGCAAGAGGCTCGAAGGATAGATCTAAATTTTGGTCTGGTATAGCCGAAGCAATGGCTCAACAATGGGGGTAATATGGCGGTAGACTTTGAAGCATTAGACTTTATTAGAACTCAAAATAAAGCTAGACAACAAGAGGCAAGAAACAAACAAAAGCGTGAAGAGTTAGAAAGAGCAATTAAACCATTTATGAAACAATTATCTGAAATAAAAACAGATCATGATTTGTGTAATGATCCTGCGCAAAAAGAATTATTGTTTCAAAAATGGATGGGAATTGTTAAGCTATGCTCAAAAAAAATAGAAAATGCATAAGCGATTAAGTAAAAAAGAATTAAGAGCGTTACAAGAACAAATGCTTTTAAATATTTTGGGTGAAAGAAAAATTATATTCACTCATTATAAAAACAAACAACTAAAACAAAGAGGAAAATATGAGAATGAGAAAATACGAGGCTTGGTTACAAACGGCTAAACCGGGGGAGTCAATAATATATCATGAAGGTTATCTAGCTAAAGATAGATTTTATGATTACGAAACAAGAGACATTGCAAGTATGTTTTATAGACATGCAGAAAATTTATTAGTCGTATTGTTTCAAAAAAGATTGAGACATGGGAACGTAAATCACGATCCTAAATTTCAATACATAGCAAAAAAAATATAACAACAAATAGAAAGGGAAACTATGATCACTTATGATGATGTAAAGATCTACTCAGTAAATGTGAATGATACTTACTATGATCAGAAAAAGAAAAAGCATATTAAATATGCTAAACCAAAAGTGACAAAGAAACTTTTATTTGAGGATCATGTTTGGGATATTGGAGAGTTATATGTGCAATTAAAAAATTGCCATGACAGAGATCCTTTTAATGAAATAGAAGTTACTTTTAAATCAAAGTTAGAATATTAATTACTCCTTATTATCAGAGGGTATATCAACTATATCCTCTGATACATCAATCAAATCATTAGAGTTATCTTCCCAACTAATAGACATCTTAGTATCAATATCTTGTTTAATAGTTTTATTGTCAGAGTATAGATCTGTAATTTTACCGGCAACCCATTGAACAAACTTAGCTTTCTCTCGAATCCAGAGGATCTCATTAGGTGATTCTATTTCTTGATAACTAAATACTTGTAATAATTTATCGATTAAAGTTTGGATACCTAGTTTTCTAGCTTCAAGTATTCTTTTCTCTAGTTCTGGATTTCTTTTTAAGTAATGATAAAACTTCATCAAACTGAATGGATACTGCTTGTCGTTTATTATTTCTGAAAGCGTCATTCCGTCTATTAGCTTTTCTTCTATGATAGATAGACTTTTCTCTGTTATCAATTCTTGGTTTTGTTTTGGAGTAATAGTATTCTTTGATTTGTTCATGTGTATAATCCTTAAACTGAAAGAGGCAGCTCAACTGTTTTATTCTACTCTCATCAGTATATTTAGCTTTGTTAAACTTATCATAATTTTGGTAACCATGATATTTACATCTGAAAGTTTTACCATCTGATAATGGATAACCTTTCATTCGACAAGGTATCTTCAATCCCTTTCTTAATCCGGCTCGTGTATTCCCTTGACAAAATACTTTACGTTGCGGTCTACCTACCATTATTTATTTTCCCATGGTTTAATACCATTTCTGATATTATATTCTTTCTTTTGTTTGTATCTAAAATTTTTTTCTTTGGACAATCCCTTTAAAGCACCTAGTATTTTATCTGCGTTTACATATGTAGCTTTACTTTCTCTTTCAATATCTTTCTTCCTTTCAATTGCTTGTTTACAGAGGTAAACATTAACCTTCTCTTCTTGTAATTCGGTGATAGGGAGTTTAGCTAGTTCATTTAATATTCTCTCCCTATCCCCTGCATGACTCTTAATAATTTTACCTATATTATTAATGTATAATGTTTCTTCTAATGTAGTCGTTAAACGGCTATCTTGGGTAGGTTTAACGGCTATCTGGGATTGTTCATAGAGTTTTTCTGCCTTCAAAAATACCTCATTCACAATATAAGTTTTACCAGATCGACCTCTAATAGACTTAACAATATTCAATTTATTTAAAGTTTCTAAACAAGATTTAATTGTAGTCCGGCAAAGTCCGGTGTCTTTATGGATGGTTTCGTGCCTCAATTGTGCCTTATATCCATTTTTTTTCCAAGCATATTTCATTACAGATAAGAATACATTGAGACAATGAGATTTTCTCTCACCTTCAATCAAATCCAAATGATGATATAGCTTGTAAGTTATATGTAAAAATCCTCTACTTGTATTCATAGGTTTTCCTTTCTTTTTTTAGATTTACATTTTGATTTATGGTGGTCGTGCAAGGATCTTAAGATTTTAACCCATTGATCCTCACTTAAACGTCTAAATTCTTCATTAGAGCTGCGTATACGCTTGACTCTGAAAGTTAGGCTACTTGGTGTCAGTTCTTTATAGAAAACCAAAAAACAGGGTATGTTTAGGCGTTCTGCGATGATCTTTGAGAGGGTTGTAGCCTTGTATTTCTGGTCTTTATCATAACAAGTCTCGATTATAGCAAGAGGCTCATAACAATCAGTGCAGCACTCCACAGAATCTATATCTATGTAGCTTATTCCATCATACTTTCTGTGCCAATCAGAATATAAACCATTACTGAAAGCATATACATCTCTAGCCATTATTTTTTAATATCTTTATCTCGTTTTCTTTCTGTTCAATTTCTTTCTCAAGCGCAAGTATTATGTTCTCTTGTTTTTTTATAAATCTTTTTGCTCTTTCAAGTTCTTTCTTACAATCAATCTCATCAAATATTCCAGAATATGTCATTTTAAATACTCAATCTTTTTAACTACGCAACGTGGATATGCAGTGACGTTTCCAATTGATAGTTTATTTCCATCAAAACTAAAGGAACTGAAGATCTTAATTACTTTAGAATCTCTATAATATAGGTAACCAATATCCTCACACCAGCTGAACGTAAAATCATCTACGTCAGATAAATCATCATACCATTGACTTGAACTGCAAATATCCTGCCAAATTACCTTAACTCGTTTATATTTTAATTTATTTTTAACCATTTTCCTTCCGTTATATACCTTAAATAAGCATTGACAATAGCCAAAAACATCAATATTAACTTACAAAAAATGGATAGAAAAAAAATAAAAAAAGCATTCTCAATTTTTAATGGTGGTGAAGGTTTGGATCATTGGTCCTACTCATCGACCAGTACACCTTTCGCAAAAAATATAATCTCATACTCATTCCCTCAAGAAGTTAGAAGGAAGTTTCCATTTAGATACAAAGCAAACTTTGGTAACCTAGTTAATAATGTGGTCCAAAGATTGTTAGCAGATGTTTTATATAAAACTAAAACAATAAAAGAAACAGAATGGGAGAGAGATATAAAAGTTTGTTTCGATAATGAATTAAAAATTATAAATCAAAATCCACCTGTAGATGAAAAAGATAAATACGGCAGGGAAGCAATGATTAGATTTGCGATGGATTGTATTCCAATTACAAAACAAGTCGTAAAAAAAATTGTTCGTAAAGAAAAATTAGTTTGCGAAAGATATGTTGAACTAAAAGAATTTGATATGATTAAACATATACTTGGTCGTATCGATTATGAAACTAAAACAAAATTTATAGAATTAAAAACTAAACCACCTAATTTAAAAAAGGTTAAAGGTAAAGAAGAGTGGAACATGGTAACTCAAGAGCTGCCAACTGAACCCACAATTGAAAACCTAACACAGACTTCATTCTACTACATGGCAACAAAAAAGAAACCATACTTAGTTTATGTAAATGATAAAGAGTATGTCATCTTTGATCAAAGTCATGAGTTAATGAAGGATGATCATTTGAAACATCTTTATTACAAAATGATAGATAAGATTTTGTTATGGGAAAGAATGATTATGTTCTGCGAAGGTGACATAGAGAAGTTAGCTGCTATGATGGAGCCACCAGAAATAAATCATTTCTTTTATTATAAAGATTTAGCAGATGAGCAAAAACAACTAATCAATAAACTATGGGGTATAAAACTATGAGCATAGAAGATGCGATAAGAAAAGCATTAGATGATAAAGGTATAAATTTAAAAAAAGAAGTTGCCATTATATCTAATTGCAATTCTAATTATATAAGACCAAGAGTTAAAACTAAGCATGTAAAACATGCTCAGTTAGGTGGTAAAGTAAAAGATACAAAAAAACATAAAGGAGAAAACAATGAGTAATCAAAACATGAAGATCTGGGATTTTTTAAGTAAAACAAATCCAGAGTTCACTAAACCTTTTTCAAAGTTTGGTGGCAAAACATTAACAACGATAGATCCACATTATCAAATACAAATGATGACCAATGCGTTTGGTCCGGTAGGTAAGGGGTGGTCTTACCAAGTTGAATACAAATACTTAGACAAGTTAGTCTTTGCGGAAGTTTCAATTCAATATTTCTTAGACAACAAATGGTATGCATTTGGTCCAGTATCCTCTGTACAAAGTCTAGCAAAAAAGAATGGTGGTTTAGATGATGAAGCACCTAAGAAAGCTATGACGGATGCAATGACAAAAGCATTTAGTCACCTAGGTATGAGTGCGGATGTGTTCTTAGGAATGTTTGAAAACAATAAGTACGTTGAAGATTTGAAAAAAGAATTTTCACAAAAACAAAATTCTGTGGTGCAAACTACAGAACCTGCATACATGGATGACACTGTGGATGTAGATGAGATAAAAGCAGAGATCTCTGCTGCTAAAACTGAAAAACAATTTTATGCAGTAAAGAATAAATTGAGACTCAAAGTTAATTATCTCAAAAACAATAACTTCAAAGCATACGAACAGATAAGGGATTATACTCGTAAGCATGAAGCAACACTAACCAATAATCAACAATAGTTGATATAACTAAGGAGACAATATGTCTGAACAATCAGAAAAAATATACATTAACCTAGTCAAGAACAAAGATTGGAAGTCACCAAAAGATAAACTTCCTGTCTATGTTGGTCCAAAAAATATGAAGCATCCAGATAAGAACTGGACCATTGGAGTCAACATAAATGGTAAATGGTATAATCAAGCTGCCTTTCCTGCGAAGGATCAAGACGGCAATGTCAAGGAAGGAGAGATGACAGTTATTCTTACACCAAGCGGAGCAAGTAAAAATACTATTGCAAATGCTTCTAGCGGTGGTAATAACGAATATACCTTTTAACTTAGGCTAGAAGGTATCTAGCAGGGTGGGGTTTTTTTTCCCTTTCTATCGTTTTCCCCACTCTGCTAAAAAAACTTATGACAGATAATATTAAACAACCACCGCATTATACTCAGTATAAAATAGAGCCAATAGACTTTATTATTGCTAATGATTTAGATTTTTGTACTGGAAACATAATTAAATATGTTTTGAGACATAACTTGAAAAATGGAGTAGAAGATCTTAAAAAAGCTAAACAGTATATAGATTTTCTAATAGAAAAAAAGATTGAAAAAAGTAAAAAAGTATGACAAAATTTAGGCGAATTATCAATGGCAACTGTTCGTTTCAAATGATCGAACTATTTGATGATGTAGAGAAGGCTACTGACCACAAAAATAATGGTGAGTTAGTAGAATGTAAGATCGATGATTTAAAAATTGATTTTACAAAAGTAAAAAAGGAGCATGATGGAACAAATCCGATTGCGTCTGCAGAAGCTGAAGGATCAACAACAAAAGAAACACGAGAAGTATCTGGAAGCAAAACAGAAAGTAAATAAGTATCAAAAAGATTCTTATGCTTTACTTTGGAAAATCGAGCAGACAAAAGAAGAGTTAATGAGAACTAGATAATCATTAACTTTATAATTGAAAAAAACGTAAACAAACTGTAGGGGATCTATGACCATAAACGTAAGTCAACACTATCAAAAGCACATAAAAAAATTAAATAACAATCACTTTATATATAAAGTTAAGAAAGCGTTTTACCTTCTTACGAGCCAAGAAGAAAGATTATATGAGGTAGGGTTCTCAGAAGGATTTCTTTATGCTGCGGATCTCCTACAGAAAAATCAACCAATTGTAGATAGTAATTTAAAAAGAAAGATTGGCGTTAAATATAAAAGCGCAAACATGGAAACTGTAAACAAAGCTATCGATAGAGTTTGCAAAATATGTTTAGTGAGTAAGCATGACATTTTTAGTAAAGGTAGAACTAGAGATGTTGTTAGAGCAAGAAGCATTCTTTATAATTTATTACATGAAAGTTATAACATTAGTATCTCATCTATGAGTCGAGTCTTTAATCAAGACCATACAACAATCATTCACTCTTTAAGAAACAAAGAAGATAAAAGAAATTATTGGAGTGCAGAAAATACTATCTGGGATGAGTTTAAAAAACTACAAGAAGAAGATCTACAAGATCAAGCGTAACTTCTATACTTTCTAACTTTAGAAGCTATAGATTTAGGTTGTTTACTAAATTGTTTACCAGATCTTTTAGCACGTCTTTTTGCTGCAGTAGTTCTAGCATACTCTGAAGCAGATAAACTTTTTATTGCTGCGCTTGGTAAATATCTTTCTCCAGTAACACTAGATTTTTTTCCAGACTTGGTTCTCCATTTCTGTTTACCCCAAGCCTTTAAACTTCTTTGTCTTTTAGATAGTGCCATTATCTGTAACCGCCACCTTTAGCTTTATAAGTCTTAGCAAGTAACTGAGCCTTTCTTGCAGACCATTGACCTGCAGCTGTACCCATAGTTTTACGAGCCTTGATTGAGTTAAATAATCTTTTTCTTAAACCCGGTTTAGTATAGTTACCGGCTTTGTTGACACTACTTTTTTTTGCCATACATTTTCATACCTTTTTTCTTTGCGTATGCTTTTGCTTTTTTCTTACCAGCTGGGGTATAGCTGAACTTCTTTTTTCCGACCATTGGCATTTTGTTTCTCCTTTAATTTACGTTCACAATAATTGTCAAAACAAGAACCATCCTTCCCATCATGACAAAAATATTTCTTAGTTGCAGTTATAATCCATCCCCCTTCATTACTCAATAGTTCTTTGTTACATTCTTCACAAACACCACAGAGTCTTACTATGTTTTTTTTATTCCATCCTTTTTTTTTCATTAACAATTCCAAGCACGAAGTGCTTTATTAATTCTACTATTAGGATTTCTTGCAGTTTTAGCTGAAGTTAATTTCTTTTTCATGCCTTTCATCCTCGCACAGAAACTGGCTCTTCTTTTGTTACCAACTTTTTTACTTGGTGCTTTTAGATTGCCACCAGTAGCTTTGTTGTAAGCACGTCTACCTCTAGCGTTTAATCCACCTTTAGGATTCTTTCCTGCTTTACGTTGCCATAATGGTGTCTTTGCCATAATTACTCCAGTATAAGTGATTTGATAGATTTTTCACCCATATAAATTTCTGTTTCTGCCATAGATTTAATACATTGATACTCTATATTTTTTGACGCACCTCTTGAAGCAAGTCTTTTACCTTTAAGACAATCACTCATAGAGTCTTGTATTCTATGCTCCTTGATCTCTCCATTAACTATTAATAAAAGTGCTATAACAATTTCCTGCATTAGTGTGTACCATTTGTATATTTCATTTCTCTACTAGCATCTTTTAATTTTTCAATATCATTCAATGCTTTTTCTAATTGTTTTTCTACATGCTCTAGCATGACTTGATTGTGTATGTTCTTATCTAAAAGTTCTTGATGTTTCTCTACAGTTTCGTAAAGATCTTCCAATAATAAAAATTGTTCTTTATCTACTGTAGTTTGTTCACTAGCTTTTAATAAATCTGCATTCATTAATTCTCTAGAAGTTTCAAGTGAAGTAAGTCTAGCAGTGATCTCAGTGTAAGCAAAGATACCCATAGCAACACCAATGATAATACCAACCATATTTTTAATTGGCATAGCAACAGATGTATTCTCACTTAACTTCATTTCTTTTTCTTCCTTCTAGGAAAAAATATTTTATCAAGATGTTCTGCAAATCTATCAAGTGCAGCAAAACAATTATATAAAAATTTATCAATCACATTCCACCTCTATTCTTAGCTTTCCAAGATCTTTTTCTGTGCTTATTCATACTACTCATTTTTGGTCTACGACCAATACTTGTTTTCTTAGGTATCCTTTCATGCGGTAGCTTATCAAGATCGAACTTTTTTTTTGCCATATCTCTTCTTCCTTTTCTTCTTACCTGTTTGTTGCGCAAGAAGTGTAGGCTTCTTTCTACTGTATTGCGATACCATCATTGTAGGTGCTTGATGACTCATTACTATATAATTATTGCAATGATTAAAATGACAACAGCAACTGCAATTGCTTTCTTATGTTCTGCCACAAAATGTGGGATATGTTCTTTTAAGTTCATTTCTTTCCTCCTTTAAATATTTGTGTTCCTTTTATTCCGTATATCGAAGCCACGACCAAAATCCACAAGTTTGTGAACCATGAAGGGAGCTGTTGAAAATGCTCAAAAAATACTTTTATTTTTTCCATAGCTTGAGCATCATCTGAAAATACTCCGTAAGCTAAGACCAGAATTGGAAGTGTCAATATAATTAAAACCGCCTCGTCTTTATAATCTGATTGTCTTGCTTCTAATAATTTTCCAGAATATTCTAACTCACCTTTAGCCATTTTTTCTGCATGAGCTGCCTGTGCATCTGCCATACGCATTTTAGTTTCTTGTTTCTTTTTATAGATATGCGTACCTGCATTCAAAGCTAGTTTAATTGCACTAAACCACATTATACTAAATCCTTTGCCTTACCAATTACAGGCTTATATTTTGTTTTGCCTTCAAATCTATAAGCATGAAGGAATTGCTTTCTTGAATCTTTATCACAAATACTACAATGTATCCATCCAGAATTAGGCTCACCTACTTTATAATATTCTAATATTAATTGATCATAATCTAGGTTTTTATTAATCCAATCTGCAAGTTCTGCATTGTCAGTACCTATAACTTCGAAATCTGCTGCCTCTGCTTTGGCGTGTTGACTATTAACTGAACTACCAATAGCAGCACAAAGTTCTGGTGATCTATATCCGGATGTAACTTTGACTCTACCAAAGTGATCTCTAACTGGTTGAAGTATAGTCTCGCAAAGAGTTTTAAGTTTTTCTATTTGATCTGCATTAGGATTGTTATCAATACCTTTTCTAATAGCAGTATCTGATTTAATTAATTCTTGTAGTGTAAAGTTTCTTGATAAATTCATTCGTATATTATCCTCACATTAAGTTTCTTTTGTTCTTTAGTTGCTCCTCTAGATATAAAAGTTCCTTTGAGATTTCTTTTGTATCCGTCTGGTGCAACATAACTATCTTTCTTTCTATAATTTTTACTTTTAACATCGTAAGCAGTATACTCACCTGTAGTCATATTTAAAGTCACAATATCCACTGGACCAAGACCACCAACAGGTACAAATACAATAAGATTAGGATCTTTTGCAAGTCGTAATTGAGCTGAAAGTTCTGAAGTTAATCCTGTTACGGCTTTTTTTCTTCTAGCCATTAAATTTAAAGAAACCAACAATAGCAGCTACTAAACCTGCCAAGAAAACTAAGACATGAACTGCACCCTTACCTTTGTTCATATCCTTTCTTAGATCTTTGATGTCAGTTCTCATCTCATCGATTGCTTTAAATAATGTTTTCATTCTTTCTGCACAGATAGCTTCGTGTTTAGATATTCTATGACCTAGTGATGCATGAACCAACTCTTCTGTTTTCTTTTTTCTAGGCATTTACTTTAAGTTCCTTACATTCAAATTTAACTACAATTTTTTCTTTTTCAAAATCTGGTATATCCCACTCTTTTAATTCTTTTAAATTTTTAAAAGTTTTTTGAGCAACAGCATAACCTGCATTGATACAATCATAATGTGAATTAAATTGATAACCAGATACTGAACTTTCTGGACATTGACCTGTAGTCATACTGCACATATACAGTATTAATATATACTTCATTATTATCCTACGAAAATATAATATAGTCTTCCGATTGATGAACCAGTCTCAGCACAATCAATAAATGTTCCAGAAGAAGTGTTTACATTACCACTAGATGCAGTTTGAATATAACCACTGCTAATTATTTGTCCTGCACCAGATACAGTAATAGCTACATTTCCATGACCACTATTACCACCACCACCTTTGATTGCGATACGAGTTATTGCTGGAGTAGTAATTAAGTAATTTTGATGTTGTGTGTTGTGTCCAGAGCCACCACCAGCATAAAAATAAAAGTTGTCAGTACCTACACCAATTCCAACTCCATAATAATAACTTCCTGCATTGGTAACTAAGTCGTTATTCCAACCACCACCGGGATTGTTATTTCCACCAGATGCACTATTAAGAACATCTAAATGGTCTGTGTAAATATCATCTAATGCACCAGTAAATAATGATGAATAACTAGAACCAAAAGCTTGATAAAGCATGTATGAGTTTGAACTGTCGCCAGTATATGTGCCATCAAAATCGCAGTATACTTGTTTAGCTGTTCCATCAACTGTTATCCAGTAAGCACCATTTGTAATATTAGGATCTGCTGTTTTAATTGCAGCTGCATTTGAAGCAGGATAACTTTGAGCAGAGCCGGGTGTAGTTAAAATTTGAATATTAAATTGTCTGTCAGAAGTTTTTGAATTTGCTGTTGCTCTTACTGTAAAAGTGTAAGTCGTAGGAGATCCGGGATTGGTTATCGTTCCAGTAATTTGACCATTTGCTGAATCTAAACTTGTGCCAGTTGGTAAACTTCCAGAAACAACAGAATAAGAAATTGTATCTCCTTCTGGGTCTGTTGCAACTACTGTTGCATGAGTTCCAGTATTATTAAAAGGTATAGAAGCAATGTTCCCAGCAGCAGTTGTCCAGTTTGGATCATTATCAACATTTATTTGATCAGCTAAACTTCCTTGTGTTCCAGTTGATTTAGCTATTTTAACATCGTAAGGCTCTTTTGAATCAACAAAAGAAGATTTTGCAATTACTGCTGTGATTTGGGTAGCACTATCAATTGTAGTTGATGATGCAAAAACTTCAGTTCCATCACTACCTACGAATGAAGCTGTATCACCTGCTGAAAAATTTTCTCCAGTAATTACAAATGTTTGATCTCCACCAGCAGCACTAGCAACTTCAGTTACATCAACAGAAGAAATAACTGGAGATGGTTCAATAGTAACAAAGCTATTCAAACCTCTGCCTTCAAATTTTCCAGTAGTAGAATTAAATCTTAATTGACCTTGAGTAGATCCTCTTTGAGCAGTTGTACCTGTAGCAAGTTTAGTACCTTCAGTACCAACATCTACTATGTTTTCAAATTTAAAATCAGCAATATCTCTTGCTTTAGTCAAAGGAGTTATCCTCCTATCATTACATTAGCTTCTTCTTCAGTTAATGCTTCTCCAGCAATTAACTTAGCTTTAGCACTAGCTTTAAGATTTGCTTGTGCAGTAGCTTCTTCTTCATCAGAAGGTAATGCTGCAACTTCTGCATCTAATGTAGCCATATCTATTGGTGTTGTATCTTTCCAATCAATATTAATAACTTCATTTTCATCACAAGTTATTATTACATCTTTTGCATTATTGTTTTCTAAAACTTTTGCGTATTTTTCTATTTTAGTTGTCATAATTTATTCCTCTATATTAACTTTTCTTATAATGAAACATCTCAACATTATGCAATCTGTGATTACCACTTGCATTTGTATGTTCATAATTTATGTACCACCAGTTTCCAGTTGAGTAGGTAGCAGCAGCTTGTTCTGCATAATATTGAGTACCAACAGTTAAACTTGTGCAAGGTAATACAAATGACTTGTTTGCTCTAAACCAGACTGCCGAACCAGCATTTGTTCCATAGGTGCTTCTTCCATCATAATTTAATTTTGTATCACCTGAACCTAAAGTAGAGCTTGTGCCTAAATTCATATAGACATCTCCAGCAGTAGTGTATCCAGTATAAATTGTTGTGCCATGCATGAATAAAATAAGGTCGTCTGTACTTGTTGGAGTAAATGTAACAGTATTTCCTCCAGCTATATCAAGATAATCTTGTGATGTTGTTCCACCAACATTAGTTTGATAATTATAACTATCGTAAGCATGAAAAGTGTAAGTACCGCCACCACTTGCTGTAACCCAAGTTGGTGCTGTTGCACCTCCATTCATCTGCAAAGTTTGATTTGCTGTACCTTTTGGCAGTCTTTGCAAACCAGAGCCATCACGATAAAGCATATCGCCTTCAGTTGTTAATGTTGTTGTTAAGTCAGTACCATCTGTACCATCTGTACCTGCACTAGACATTTGTTCCCAGTAAGTAGTATTTGTTGGAACATTTCCTGTAGAAGCTAAAATACAAACGTATGAACTTCCAGAATGAGAAACAACGTCATCTACTGCGTAAGAAGTTCCGCTGTTATACGGACCTTTCCAATTGAATTTTATAGAACCTAAATTAACACTAGCCATGTCTTACTCCTTATACTTATTTTTAAATTGTTGCAACTAAATTTCCATTATTATTTATGCTAAAAGTAAAGCCACTAGCACTAAATAAAACATCATCAAATGCTGCATATTGACTATCACTTATATTATCTGCTCCGCCATTTGTAGTAATAACTCTTAAAGAATTATTAGCAGGAACAGGTGTATTTGCTTGACCACCCATACCAGAGTGAGAAGAGCAATAGTAATATAAAGTAGGTGCGCCACTTGCTACAACTATAGTTACTTGTGTTGAGCTGTTATGGGTTACACCTGTTGTATATTCTGAGCCACTATTATGCGTACCATCTGAAGTCGTTGAAAATTTAAAAGGATGTGCAGAAGGATAATTAAATACATAAGTATTACCCTCGTATAATTCTAAAGTATCTTGTTGTACTCCATCTATAAAATATTTATTTGATCCACCAACTGATTGAACAGTAACTGTTTTAACTAAAGTTGATGGAGAATAATATGTTTCAAATCCATATACTTCAGCAGAACTTGCGTTACCGGGTTGAAATGAACCTGCACTAGCATTGTAAGTTAATACTTGACCATCTGTTACTCCACCAGTTGATACATCGGTTGCGTCATTAATACTAAAGTTTGCTAATTGGAAAGTTCCAAATGCTATAATATCTACAACATCTGTTCCAGAAGTTCCAATTGGAGTTGCAAATACGATTGATGTTCCAGAAGTTACAGTAACATCTGAACCATTAACCATTTTAACACCATTTAAATATACATCTACAAATCCTGCATCATAAGCAAGTGTATTTAAATTATCATCTGCACCAGTAATTGTAGTAGTTGAACTAGAAACTGTGTATGTAAACCTGCTCGATGTTCCGTTCACACTTGAGCCAGCAGGAATCCACCCACTAGAAGAGTAAACTTTCATGGTTTGTGAAGTCGTATCAAAATAAAGATCTCCCACATCCAGTGCGCTTCCATCTGGATCTTGAGTTGGAGCTGATGCACTTGGTCCAAGATAGATATTTGCAAAAGCGTTAATGTCGGCAAGATTATTTGCTGCAGTATTAACTGAAGCTATTGATCCACCCACTAAATTAACATTCGCTATTGAACCTGCAGTAGTTCCTATATTATTTGAACCTGTTAAATCTGAAGCAACTGTATTAATATTTGTTTCGTTAGCAGCTACTGCATTTATATTAGTAGAATTTGCATTAACTGCATTAATATTATTTTGATTAGTAACTGTTGGAGTTAATTGTAACCAAGTTGTAGATGCAAGATCATAAACTTTCATTACATTGTTTGTTGTATCAAAATATAATGCTCCATCTTGTAAAGCATTTCCATCATTATCTAAAGTTGGATTAGAAGTTTTTGATCCAAGATAACTATCATCAAATAAATCTAATGTAGCTTCGGCAGCACTAGCACTTCCTGCAGCAGCCGTAGCAGAATTAGCAGCGTTAGTAGCAGAAGTCGAAGCATTTGTTTCTGAAGTTGATGCGTTAGTTTCTGAGGTAGCTGCATTTGTTTCGGATGTGGCAGCGTTAGTTGCAGACGTTGCAGCATTTGTTTCTGAAGTTGCAGCAGCAGTAGCAGAGTTCGCAGCATTCGTAGCACTTGTTGTGGCAGAAGCAGCGTCTACCAATAAATCCCATTTAGCACTATCTGTGTTTGTAGTTAGAGGTTGACTTCCAGAAGATGTGTGGCTAGTGTTAGCCATAAAAATATTATTTGTGCTTGTGTCTTTAACAATATCTCTAATTGCATAAGTTGTACCTGCAGACCAATTACCTTTGTTAGATCCTATTTCAGTTGTAACTGAAAGTTCTCCAGAGTTATCAAATCCTAAAACTTTTCCAGCTCTATCACTTGAACCTACAGTAAACTCTGTAGTAGTCATTGTATTCGTTCTTGATAATTTTAATGATCTATCAACTTCTTCTTGAAGTTGTTGAATAGACATCATAGAACGATCCAATCCCTCTTCATGTGATTCCGCAGGGAAAGGATCATTAGCAATATAATCTATTGCCTGTGTTTGCGGAACTGCTCTTCTAATTACTACAGTTTCAGTTGAAGTTGGTATATTACCACTTGTGAAAACAATAGTTCCACCATTAGCATTTCCTGCACCTGTTACTGTATAATGAGTTGTTAAAGTTTTAACTGTTTCGTTAGCAGAAGCATCTCTTATAATGACCTGTAAATCAGAGTCCGCAAAAATTTTAAATGTGTAGTTAAATGTAGTAAGCGTACCATTTCCAGAGTACGAATTTTTTACTGTAGTTGATGATATTGTCATAGTAAACCTTTAAACAATGTTGATGGCTTTGTAAACAAAAATTCTTGACCAGATTCTTGCATTCTTTTCTCCATTCTTCTCAATGAACCCGGAGACAAAGTTTCCATCATTTGATAACCAATCATGTAATCAAATGCTGTCTTTATATAGAATAAATTTAAAAATGGAATATTTTCTTTTATAGAATAATATGCCTGTTTTCCTGCCTTGCTAAACTCTCCATGAATAGCGTAATTTAAAGCAGACATGACTCTAACGGCTTCTGTCAATCCCGGTCCTGCAACAGTTGCTAAAGCACTTGTCGAGTTCTTTATATTACCAAATAAGAAGTCAGTATAAATACCTAGACCTCCACCTTGAAGCATAGCAGCAAAAAAAGTTTTTTTGTTTAACGGATCTCTAGTTGATTTGCCTTTTAATATATCTTTTGCCGACATAGCAATGTAACCAAACATAGCAGATCCTGCTACTAGTTGTGCTATACCTAAAGTAGCTTCCCATTTTTTACCTTCTTTCCACATAGCCATTTCTCTACCAATCATCTTTTGATAAAATGCAAATGGGAATGCTTTAAACTGTGCCATAAATCTTATAACTTCACCTGTAGGAGTTCCTGCTTGTTGACCTAGTTTCATCCAACCTCTAGTTCTAGCGTCTGGTTCTAATACTGCGTAAGTTGCTCTATCTAAAAACATTCCTAAAACTTTTGTCTTTAAATTATCTCTAGCTATTTCTAATTGTCTTGATGACATTGTAGTTTTACCTTCAATATCTTTGATAACACTATCTGCTAAATCATCTATTTTTTGTGTATTAAAAAATGCTTTACCATCATCTGCTTTATCTAGATCCATTTTTCTAATATGATTCCATATTTTTTCATCGATACCATAATGATTAATTAATCTTTTAAATTCTGGAGATAAATTTTTATATGCAGTTTTAGTTTGTTTACCTACATAATGACCCATACCTAATATTGCACCATCTTTTAATGAGTTGGTCCACCAAGCAAGACCATTAAGTTTAAAAAAAGTTCTTTGTACTTGAGAGAAACCTCTATTTAAATTATCACCTGCAGAATATCTAGCAGCTAAATCATAAATAACATTATCATTTATAAAACCTAATTGTTCTGCAATTTCTTGTTTTCTTTTTGAATTTTTTATTTTAGCTAATCTACCCATAGCTTCTGCAAGACCACCAATATAAGTTCTACCTTGCCACTTCATTTCTTTTGCATAAAGATGAATATCACTAATAGCTGAAATAGTTGCGCCACCTAGTTTAGCCATTGCAAATATTGCTCTTGAGATAGCACCCCATTTAGCAGCAGCAAAACCATTAATAGTATTTACAGATCCATCAACCTCTGCCATAAATTTTCTATGACCACCTTGTTCTTTCATAAAAGCACCAAGAATTTGCGCTTGAGTTTGTTTACCATCATCTTCTAATCTATTTTTAAGTATATCTCCTATTTTTTCATAATTTCTTTTTGGATTACTTCCAAGTTTACTCATCATTCCAATATTTCTACCTGCAACATGAAAACCACCAAACAAAGCCTCTTTTAAATTTTGACCACCAAACATAGAATTGTAATCATACCAATCATCTGCACTCTTAAAATGTAAAACTCTTTTTGCTCCAATTTTTTTAGCTAAACTTTTTGATCCAAAACTATTTCCTGCACCATCAACAACTTGATTTTCGTTTCTAATCAAAGAGTTATATGCTCTATTTAAAAATCTATCTATATCTTCTGGAGTATTGTTTGTTTCAAAAAAAGTTCTTTTATGATCTAATTTAGGTAAAATAAAATCTTTCCATGCTTGTAAATTTGCTTCAGCACTTCCATTGCTATCCTTTGATTTAATATTATTTTTTGTATTAATAACATCTAAAGCGTTTCTTAATTGAAAAGGATCTGAACTTTGTCTTATAATCCAACCCGGAAGTTTATCTATGTTTGCTCCATAGTTATTATATTTACCTCTTACTGTTTCTGAAAACTCTTCGATAACTTTTGCAAGTTTTATAATGTCTGGATCTTTTTCTCTTATAGTTACACCTTCTCCAATATCCCAAATAGTTCTTGAAACTTTTCTTTCTATGTCATCATTCATTTTAGCAAATAAATCATCAACACCTGCTTCTTTTAATTTTGCATTAAATGATACTACTAAATTTTTATAATAAGCGTCTTGAGCTGCAGCAACTGATTCTCTTGCACCCATTCTTTCCCAGTTAGAACCAACTAATAAAGCTGTCATTCCTTCTTTTGGATTATCTTTAAAATTAGTTAAGTTCCACTCAACCCAATCTCTAACTTTTATTTCATCTTCAATTGCATTTAACTTATTGATTTGTTTTTGTATTGTTTCTTTTTCTAAAATTTCTTTAGCAAGTGCAGCATTAAGTTTATCATCTGCGTCTTTTGTTCTAGATAAACTTTCTGCTTTTCTAATAGAATTAAGAATACCTTCTGCTTCTTGTTTATCTAAACCATTTCTAGTTAAAGCATCTTCTATTCTTGTTATACATTTATCTGCCATAATTATTTACCAATTCTACAATTAATACCTTCTAAAATAGCTTCTTCATAATCTTTAGATTTAGTTTTAATATTTTCTAAAGATTTAACAGCATCTGCCGTTTCTTTGTTAACTTTTAATTTTAGATTTTTTTGTTTTTCTATTTTAGCAACTAAATTATTTTCTGCTATTGCTAATTCTTCTTCTAAGTTTCTTGACTCCAAAGAACTTTGCGCTCTATCTTTTTCATAATTTCTTACAATACTATCTTCTTCTATATTTCTTGGTTTAGGTTGATGTGTTATTGTTATTTCTTTTTTCTTATTTGTAATTCTTTCATCAATTAATTTTTGTCTATTAATAGATTGTTCTACTAATTGTTTTTCTTTCTTTAATAATTTAGCTTTTACTTTTTTTAATTTTTTAAGTTCTGGAGCATATTTAACATTAGATAATTTTCTTTTTGGATCAAAATAATTTTCCAACATATTAATTTTATTTTGTATTTCTTTAAGTTGTCTATTAACTTCTATACTTTCTTCATTAACTTTTTTTCTAGCTTTCTCTACTAGATTTTCATCTATTTGTGCGTTTCTTAATTTTGGATTTAAGTCTGCTATTTCTTTTGATCTAACAGGAACTTCTTCAACTATATCTGCCATGGCTCTTGCGAGTAATGCTTTTCTAGTATCTGGATCTGTTTCGGCTAACTCTTTCATAATTCTAGAGTTTTCTGGATAATATTCTTTATAAATATTAAATGCAGGATCTTCATCTGCTTTAGATCCTAATTCTGCTCTAGAAGTTCTAATTCTTTTTTTAAATTTTCTATATGTATTTAAATCTTTTAATTTACCAGCTCCTAAGTGAAGTCCACCACCAAGAATAGTTCCAAAAGATACTGCCATAAAACTATCTACCAATCCATAATCTGATTGCTCTCTTGTAGCTGCAGCATAAACTAATGGTTCAACTGCTGCTATACCAACAGTTCCTTCTAAAGCACCTTTCATTAATCTTGCTTTTGTTAATCCATACTTTCCAACTAAAGATAAAAATCTAGCTTGACCAACAACAGGAATAAACATCATTGCTAAGTTTATTGGATCTGCCATACTTGCAACTAAAGCCGTACCAAACTTTGCACTACCTGCAATAAATCCTGTTGGTCCACGATGTATAATGCTTTGTCTATTTTTTTCTTCTTTTTTTCTTTCTACTAAAATATCTACAGTAGATTGCTTTTCATCTTGTTCAAAAAAAATTCCAGAGTCTTTATATTTTCTATTTAATTCTTCAAATGGAATTAATTCTTCATCAACATTTCTACTTGATTCTAATTCGTATAAACGTAAAGCAGAAGATACAGGATTATACTTCCATGCATCTTTTGCAGTTTCCACAAGAACATCTGATAGATCTGTTTTAAATTGATCAAAGCCAGTTTGTTTTGCATATTTATTTACTTCTAAACCGAATCCTATATTTGCCATAGTAATTAAGGTGTTTGATCTTCTTCTTTATTAGTTTCGTAAATCTCTAATTCTATTCTAATATTTGTAGTTGGTAATAAGTGAGAACCATCATCAAATTTTAATTCTAATAATTCACCTTTTTTATTTTCAACCAAAGCTAACGATCCATCTGCAAAAGGTATAGCAAAAACAATACCAGAACCATCTGCATTATTAACCCAAACACCATTTTCTTTTGCTTGTGCTAACATTTCTTTGTCTAATTCTTTAGAATCATCTTCAAACTCAGATTGAAAAGAAAACATATCAAAATCTTCTAAATGTTTTTCTTTAATAGCAGTAGCCTTTCTTTCAATTAAATTCATTTGACCATTAGATAAAGTGCTGTTGTTATATATTTTAGGAATAAAGTAAGTATTTTGACTACCATCACCAATCATAGAATCAGCTCCTGCAAATTTAAATTTACTCATGACATAACTTGTGGCTTGTTCAACTGCATCTTTTTGTTTAGTTCCAGATGATATTTTATTGATAGCAACATAAGTAATAATTTCTTCAATATCATTCATTTCTTTATTGGCTCTAGTAGTATTCATTTTATTGCTAAACATAACTACATCTCTTAATTCTTTCATTGCATCGAACACTTCTCTTTCTATTTCATTTTTATTAAGATCGCTTTTTTTTATAAAATCATCTAATATTTTTTTTTCTTCTGGAGTATCTATACTCATAATTTGAGTAGCAACATCTTCATCACCTAAATAAGAAACAAGTTTAGCAGTAACAGGTAATCCGTTTGCAGTTAATTGATTTAAAAGCAAACCATATTGTTCACCATACTGTTCTTCTAAACCTCTAAGATAATTCATTTTACCTTGAGGATCTTGACTTTGATAATCTTTTACAAGACTTTTAGCAAAATTTTCTGGAATAGCTTTTATAAGTGAACTATCAATACCCATATCTATTTGTGCTTGAACAACAGAGTTCATATATTTTTTAAACAATCTTTGTTTATTTTCACCTTCTGGTTCGTTTTGATATTCTGTGTAATATCCTTGAACTGTTTTATTACTTTGAATAATTAATGTTGCAGCATCTTCTTCAATTAATTTATTTTTATCTGCTAAAGCATTTATTAATTTTTGTTTATATTCTAAGTCTTGAGCAAGATTGCCAGAGTCTAAATTAAAACCATCTAAGATAGCTTGTTCTTCTCCTATTTTAGAGTTCATTAATACTGCTTTAGTTTCACCAACTCTAATTGTATTTTGTTCTGTTTCTAAAAAATTTGTATATGCTTTAGTTCCAAAAACTTCTTTTATAGCTTCTTTATTAACATCAACATCAATTCCATTTTCTAAACCAATTATGTAATTTTTCATATCCTCTTGTAATATTGGAACTGCTTCTAATCTTATTTCTTTTAATAAATTTTCTCTTGTTTTAATTGTAAGATTTTCATATTCGCCTTTACTTAGTTTTGCAAAAGTTCCTACAGGATCATTGATTGAATCTTTTTTAGCTTTGAAGTAATCTATTTTGTTTGGAATATCTGCAACTCTACTTTCGTATTCTGCAATATTAATAATACCATCGTCAAAATCACTTTTGTAAATTGCAGTTAAATCAGTTTCCAATGTGCTTAACGCTAAAGCATTATCTTCACTATATAAAGCATCACTTAAAACTCTTTCTTCTTTCGCATTTGATAATAATAATCTTGAGTTAATTAAATTTTTATGAACTGCATTATCTACTGCATAAACTTTTTTTTGTTCTTCTAATAAATAATTGTTAGAGAATAATGTTTTTACATTTGAGTTAGATGCTTTGTTTGCATATTTCGTTCTAACTATTTTACTTTTCTCCATTAAATACTTATTAGCAGCATCTGCATCTTTTAAGTTAGACGCTTCTTGCACATAACCATTTAATTCTACAATAGCTTGATTTTCTAATTCTAGTGCTTCAGTTTTGTTCTGAACATTTTTTTCTTTTACTTTGTAATCAACAATCTTTTTAGTTATTGGAGATAGAGCTGAAGCAAGGTTCTGATCTAAACCCATTTGAATATTTGTTTGAACAGATCCTGTTTGTGTAGTTAGTTCACCTTGAGATGTAAATGTTGGGATCTTAGCCATTATACTGTTGTTCCTTGTGACATTGTTAATAGAGACATACCTAAACTAGATCCTGTTTTAATCATTGCAAGTTTAGATTCTTGTCTAGCCATGTTAGCTTTTATTCTAGCAAAATTTGCTTGTTCTATTTTTTGTGATTGAGCAACTTTAGAATTATATTTAATAATATTTTCTTGTAATGCTTTTTCTCTCATGTTTGCTCTAGCAATTCTTAAAGCAGTTCCTTCATAAGCAACTCCAGATTTATTTGTAGAGACAACTGCAGATCCTTCTAGTTTTTGAAATTGTTTATCAAAGTTTGCTAAATCAAGTTCTGTTTTATTTGCTATAGCTGTTTTTTCATTTTCTAAAACTTTTGCGTTACGATTGTTTACTTCTTCATTAAATTTACCAATTGTATTCTGTGATGATATTTGAGCAACAGATGTTGCTGCAACCAATGCCGTAGTCCAACCCATTAGAATAACCTCGCATACATATATTGATCAGAACCATCAAAACCAAATTTTTTCATTAAACCTTCTTCTTGTAAACCCAACCATTTAGCAAATCTTAAACCAGTTGTATAGTTTGCTCTTACAGCAGTTTGAACTCTATTAATATTATTTTCTTTTGCTATTCGTGCAAAATCTTTTTTGATTGCTTTAGCAATAAGTAATGGATGATTCCAAACTTCATTAGTTGCTAATACCCAACCTTCTGCAACACCATTCCAAAGTATTTTCATACCTGCAGCAAAAACAGGTTTGCCATTGACTAATCCTGTAAACGCTAACTTGTCTTGCTCTAAGTTTTTAGCGTTACCTTCAAACTCCATGTCTTTATCCATTAATGGGTGATTCATTTGTTGTTTCATAATATATATGCCATGCTCTCCTGTATATGGTACTATATCTAGTATTTTATCCATCATTAGTAATAAGTCTAGGATATAACGACAAAATAGTTAATGGCAATGGTTGTGTTTGTCTTACAAATATAAAACCATCTGTTTCGTAGTTACCTCTAAACTCAATTTCTTTATCTCCTGTAAATACACTAATACCACTGTTCATAGCGTTAGCTGATGATCTAAATGGTATTCGTTCCATGTTGTTAAGATCTGGTCCAACTTCGATACCAATAGACTCATAAAGTCTAGCAGTAATTTCGTAAATTCTTTTTGTTTTAGATTGCGAAGTACCATTTTGCGCACCTGCATCTATTCTCATTGTTTGTAATAAAGATGTGTAAGGTAAACCAACTTTAACTTTAGTTGCAGATCTAGCTAAAGTTATTTGTCCAGAACTTACTGTTGCATCTGGGTGTGTTGCTCCATCTGCTAATACAGAAACAGTTTGACCTTCAAGATGAGATAGTCCACCTATTGTTGTAACTGCAGATCCACTATAATCTAATTGTGAGTCTAAAAAATTAAATGATGTATCATCTGTTTCATCAAAGTCATATTGATGTATAAATTCTACATATCTTTTTGTTGCACCATTAATAGTTCTTTTTATTATTACATAAGTTTGATATTCTGAATCATCTGTAGGAATTGTAGCAACACTTTCACAAACTGCATTACCGCTTCCAAATGCACCACCAAAAATATGTCTATGCCAAGCAACTACTTGTTGTTCTCTTTGATAAGTTAAACCAACTAATTGACCATCGTTCCTTACACACCAAATAATTTGATTTGGTTCTTGTTGATATGATAGTTGTTTAAATCCGCCTTCAGAAATATGCTCTGCAAGAATAGTTAAGTCTGGAGCAACATAACCATCAACATCAAAATTATAAGCTAGTTCTCTTAGTTTTCTTTTTGCTCTTTGTAAAAATAAAGTTGCGTTACCTACTGCTAATGCGTCTACATTTGCAGCACCATTGTTAGATTGTTTTTTAATTAAAATATTTGTTGGAGTTATAGCAGTATCAACTGATCCCCCACTAACTGCAAACTCACCACCTGCAGTACCAATAATTAAAGTTCTTGTAGCTGTCATAAATCTAATTGCATTAACTTGGTTAGAAGCAATTGTATAAATGATAGCGTCATCATCAGCTATAGTACCACCTCTATTTTCATCCATGTTTTCATAATCACCAGACTTAGAAAAAAATATTGTTTGTGGTTGTGATAGTGTTGCAGCAAAAACCAATCTTTGTTCAAAGAAGGTTACGCAAGAAGGATGACCTGTAGTATCTGAAAATGCACCTAAAGACCAATTGGCAGACGAACTTGAAGAACCCATATCTTCTAATATTTCTATAGTTACATTTAATGTATCTGTTCGTGCAGTTATCTTTCCATACCCATCTCTAAATCTTATCAATCTTCCAACGTCTGTTGTTTGAAAGCCTGTGTCGTCATTTATACCTGTAGTAGATGAAGCAGTTAAAGTTCTGCCAGTTCCTACTGTATGTGCAGAAGTTGATATTGTTGTAGAAGAAATATTGTCATCCATATATGGTCCATCAGTAAAATCAACACTTGTTAAACTCCATGATGTATGACCTGTTCTAGATAATTTTTTTGCAGGATGATTAGGATGACAAAGATACATAATGTCAGCAGATTGCGCGAACTTAATATCAAATAGTTCTGCTTCTAAATAAGGTGATGATATTTCATAAGCTGAACCACTAGATAATATTTGACCATTATCTTTATAAAATCTTATGTACTGATCACCAAACTCAAGTATGTAAGTTTGTGTTGTACTAAATTCAAAAGGAATTAATCTTGTTTCTTTTGTAGAATCTTTTACTTCTGCAACAAACTGAGTACCAGATCTTCTTGCTGCACTTCCATGTGGGAAGATGATCATGTTCTCAAGTGTCTTACAACCTGTAGAATATTTTTGTAGATCATTACGACCATCGAGTCTTGGTGATAATTCACCACCAGTAAAATTGGTTAACTGTACCGCAACTCTAGCCATGTATTAATACCTTGAGTTTATGAAAGTAGAAGAGTCAATGACATCTGATATACCATTATCTGGTGTAGTGTTTTGACCTTCTGTGGCATCAACAAATCTAGCTTCTCTCAATTTATCTTGAAATAAATTATACATATTACTTGCAGTAGGATTAGATGACGTTACCGCATAAGCAATGTCTGCTGCCAAAGCAGCTGAAATAGTTTCTCTTAATAATTCATCATACTGATTAGCATCAGTAATTCTTGCAATGTATTGAATTTTAACTGTAGCATGATTTGCTAAAATTTTTCTTCCTTCAATTTTATAATCATAATCATAATTTAAAATTGTAAGAACTCT